ATACGTATGAATATCGAACACCTGTATAGGTGGTGCCTGATGTATCTACAGCACGAACATTTTGTGTAATTGCCAATTTACGTGAAGCATCATAATTGAAACTTGTGATTTCAAAACCAATACGAGGAAGCGTGATGGCAAACCCTGGACGAGTTTCATCCACTTCTGGTACTTGACTGATGCGACTAATGAACTTTTGCTTAGGTGCATAACTTAATGGCACAAATAAACTTTGAGCCACTTCACCTGATTCATTGATACGTCGAACTTGAATTTGATTGAACAACGTACCAAAGGCAATGATTGCTTTTCGTATATGTTGATGATAGAAATGACGATTCTTAAACATTAGTATTCACCAAAGGGATTCATGATAGTGAAGTCAAGAATATCTGCCCCTTCGGTTTCAAGGGCATCACCATCACTGAATGGTGCATTTGTTTCTGTAGCGAAAGATGCTTGAATAATACTGAATCCATTTTCAGTCAACAGTAAATCACCTGATTGTAAAAGAATCTGATAATCAAAGAGATTTTGTGAAGTGGTATCGGTGTTGCTATCAATTTCATCAACACCTGTTTCAATGTTTTCTGAACTATATTGATACAATTCACATTGCATGCTATAGATATGGAACTTGCCTAATTGATAAAACGGATCCAAATGTTGAACAAATTTAATTTCAAACATGGAATTTGTTTTAGGCAAATAAATTAAATCACCTTCTGCAGGACGATGTGGGAGTTGTAGAAGTTCTTCGGGTTGTGACCCTACGACATCTTCCCAACGGCGCTTGGCAACAACGAATGTGGCTTGATGTGTAACTTGAATGCCAAACTTACTAAACAATTCTCCATCACCTTCCCACCCTTCAATATTTTGAACATACATTTCCAAAGGATAGGCATTATCAAAGCGGCTTAATATATCTTCACCGAGAATTTCATCTTGCTTCACTGAAACTCGGGGAAGATAGTAGACATCATGTCCATAAATTTTGATGCTTTCAATAATTAAATCTTCAAGAAGTCGTTGTTCACTTGTGGTTCCTGAAGTATTACCGCTTTGAAAATAAAAATTGGTTGCCATATTAACCTACCATGAAATCAACTGGTAGCTCATATCGTGATTGCATTTCTCGTTCTAGTTCATTTAATTCTGTTAAGGCTTCATCATATATTTGTTGTCCATTCATCATCACGCCTCCAGGAAGTTGCATTCCTGAAAACTTCTTCATGTTCTCACCCCATTGACGCTTGATGAGAGCTGTGGCGTAACGACGAAGGAACATATCATTATACACTTCAGTCCATTCTTCAGGATCCAAGGCACGATATACTTCAAAGATGACATAATCGCCATCATCAAATATATCATCCATGTTCACATCAAGATATACTTTATCTTGCTTTCTATTGAAACGGAATGTACGATGTCCGGCAAACATATCATCAAGCAATTGAAGATGCATCTTTACTTGATTGTAATAAATCACATCTGATGACAAGAGATTGTACATATCATTCAAACGGAATTGATACACCACATCGAAGATGTTGGTGCTTGCTCTTGTGCTACCTGAATCACCAATAGGGAACACACGAACAACACCTGTGACGGCTTCAGATACTTCAAAGGCGCCTGATGTCCAACTTTTTTCCGTGTATGCTGTTGTGGCATGAAGTGTGGTGGAGAATCCTGAAGTGCCACCTGTGACGGTTTCACCGTTTGTGAACGTACCACGGACTTTACGAATTTTCAATTCTGTTGATGATTTCACTGCATACACTTCTGCTGTGGCACCTGATGTGGCTCCGGTGACTTTTTCACCTATCGTGAATTGTGCAGCAAAAATGGTTGACAACTTCAATATTGAGGCTTCAACTTGTGCCTTCACATAGACACGTTCTGTGCCATCAAAATGATATTCATTCCAATAATCTATTGCATCTTGTACTCTATCTTCCACTTGGTCATCATCTACGTTGATTTCAATGACGGGATAACCAAGACGGCGAAGGCAATAATCTTTTAATTGTGCGCGTGTTGTGATTGCCATGGATCCTCATCCTAAAAAGGAAAATGCTATTACTAGACTATTTATATCATCTAGTAATAGCACTTTCAGTTTCTTGTGAAAACTTACTCTATTACCATAATAGGGCTAAGTGCTGCCATGGTATTTGCCGAAATTTTAAATGATTCCGGAAAATCTGACAACGAAATGGATACGTTGTTCACTTCGGTGCTAACACTCATCAATTCTCCCACTTCTGCTGTCACAGAAGCAAAATATTCAGGGGCAATTTTAAATGAGTTTTCAATGTCAGTTCCATCTTCGCGTTTGGCGGGAATCAATTGACCCAAATGGTCACGAATTGCATGCTTCATTTGCACATCATTCACCATTTTATATAATGGTTCCACAATGGGCTGTAATGATGTTCGTGCCATTTGAATTTTCCAAGCCAATTTTGCTGAAAACTTTTCTTCTGCTAACTCATTCAAAGCAGCAAAAATATCCATGATTTGTCCATTTGTTAATTTCATAATGTTCCTCAAAAAGTAATTGTATTATTCAGTTGGAGCTGGGGGTGTGGGTGCAGCTGGGCTGCTTAATTCTTGTCCCCAAGGAGCCGTTTCCACATCTGCCCATGGGTCATTCTTCTTGGTAATTTGCTTTTGAATTTGTTCGTTTACGTGTTGTTCATAGGATCCTATCACGATGGCTTGAATCCAACCCAACACTTGTTCTTTTGTTAAATCTTCATAGGCGGTAAATCCTTCGGCTTCAGGTGCTGTTAATGGAGTGGCACCTTGAAAAACTCCTGTGGTTCCATTTTCATCTGTTCCTGTTTTTGTCCAACGTACATGCACCAACACATCATTCATTCCGTTTAAGGTTGGAGCTTTGCGTAAGTTGGTGATATCCCATGTGTATGTAATTGCCATGTTGTTTCTCCTACCAGGTCATCTGGTTCTGTTTGAGAGTTTATACTGCACCATCAAGTCGTTCTCCCCAAGGGCTAAGAACAACCTCACTTTCATTTTTCAATTTAGCTTCTATCCCCATGTCAATCATATGATTGATGTGATTTTCATAATCTCCTATGACTGTAGGTAACCATGAAATCACTTGTTCTTTTGTAAGTTGTTCATATGGAGTAAAGTCATCACTTGTTGGTACGGGTAATGGAGTTGACCCATCAAAATATGCAGAAACTCCATTTTCATTCACACCTGTTTTTCTCCAATGAACATCTAGGATGACATTATTTAAGCCGTTGGATTCTGCGGCCTTTCTCAATCCTCGGATTTCCCATGTATATGTTAATGCCATGTGTTTCTCCTATTTTTCTTTAATGATATATTCAAGCTGTTCAATTTTTTCCTGTTGTTCTTTGATGGCTTGAATCAACACAGGAATCAATCTATCATATTTCACAGTTAGATAATTTTCACCACTCTTTGATGTGCCATCTTGATTTCTATCAAATGGTGCCAATTCAATCACTTCAGGGAATACTTCTTGAACATCTTGTGCCAAAACACCTAAATGTCTTTTCTCTAAATTTACTTCAGTGCCAGTTTGCAATGATGCAAACAATTCATTGGTTTTATAATATACACCACGAATTTTACGTAATTTGTCTAGAGCAGAATCAATTGTATTTATGTCTGTTTTCAATCTGCGGTCAGAATAATAGGCGTAGACTTCACCGGTGGAATATAGCGTTCCTGAGAAATAAGCTTCGTATGAAGAACCATTATAACCGATATATGCAAATTGATTACTTTGTGTAGTATCGTTCATGAATCTTACATATGATGCACTGTTGTTAGCATTCGAATCAACACGTAACACAATGTCATTGAATGAGTTAACAGACATACTATCAGTGAAACTACCATTTAAATCTGTAGAAGCAATACCGTGATTGCTATAAGAATTATAACCACCGTTCCAGTCAAACGAAATATATGCCATTGCTGTCAAATATGCACTGTATGTTCCATATACTCCCCAAACGGAATATTCACTACCAACACGGAATGACCCTTGAGCACGAATAAATGCATCACAATAGATATTTTTGCTACCATAAGAACGTATCCAACTAGTGTCTTGCATAAACCAACCGCCGACATATGATGCATTATACCATCCAGTACTTCCATTACTTCTGAACCAATTACTGCATGAGAAGGAATTGGTTTCACCCGCATCATAACCTGCATATGCACGTTGTACTGCTAATACATTTAAATTACTTGTGCTAGCTGGGTCGGTGTAATATCCCGTGTTATTATAATCATAGAAAATAGGAACACGAATATCTCCCGGCACGTTTACTGCGTTTGATTGTCCCATATACATGGTTTGCGTACTAGTTTGACCATACCAATGTTGACTTTGTACTACATAGGCACGGAAGTCCCAGGTGGGAGCTCCATTGTCTTGACTTCCCACAATACTAATACTGTTAGGACGCAAATAATCTAATCTACTAGTGCTGTTGGCATCTAAATAATATCCTGTGTTGGCACTATCATAGAATATGGGTGCTCTATGGTCACCTGTTGCGCTAACTGTTGCACCAAAAACTGCATTATTGTTAGTTAGATTAATTTCAAGTGGCCACACGCTGTTAACTGTCGTCCATGTTGTGCTATCAGTTGAACCACGTAACACGTAAAAGATGTTACTATTTACGTGAATCATAGCAACATTATGGTCCGTATCTCTGAAATAAGCTGTC